TATTGGCTGAAGAATGGCGAGATAGTTGGTAGAGAATTTGCCCCCGAAGAAGAACAAACGGGGCATGATTTCGAGGAGATGGTTGAGGAAATTCTCAACAGAACAAACACCGAAGGGGCATTAGCCTAACAGGGGGTGGGGCGTAGCAATGCGCCCCTTTTGATTATGGAATTACTAACTATTGATAACGCTAGGGATCTCTTGAAGAAGGGAGAAACTTATCGCATTGGGGCTAACGAACTAAACTGTTTAGAGTTTGCCTACGAACACAAAGGGTTTAAAACAAAAAACCCGCACTATGAAAAGCTACCATCATTTTTAAATGATGCTGAAACTTTGTATTTAGATGGGACAATTAATTGGTTGGATGTTGACATGGAAGAACAGAAAACCGATTACAGATTCCACGCTATAAGAAAACCACCTAGTGAAAAGTTGGACAATAAATTTATGCATGGGGTATTCTGTGCTTGGAATGGTGAGCCACTTTGGTTGCTAGATGATTACGAAACTACAAAGGATATAGTTTAACCAGGATCCCCAGGGGAAACCCTGGGGTTTTTTATTCACGCCATAAGTCGATTGCGTCAGAACGCAAATGCGTGTATGATCGCAAATATCACTTTCATATTATTTTCTCCAAGGTGTGAATATGAGTAGGGGAGATCGCAAGATCTCCCTTTTTTTATGCCCAAGGTCGCAGAAAGATCCAGATCGGTTGGTCTAGGACTTCCCCGTCAGACGGCAACTTCCCCTAGGATTTCCCTGCACGCACAAGCTCGCACCAATTTTTTACGCCCCAGCCCGCAAATTTTTACGCCCCCGCCCGCAGAAACTTGATCGGTTGCAAAAGTTTTTGCTTTTCGGGGGAAAGAGGGGGGGAATGAGATTAATTACACCTTTTTGTTTTTTATTTTTATTTTCAATTATTTTTGTGATTTGTAATATGTTTGTAAAATAATATACTTTCGGTATATAATACTTATATGTATTTAATTAAGGAGTTAATAATATGAATATAGAACTATCTACCAAAGAGATTGGTTTAATCCTAGATCAATTTGACGAAGACCGAATACCAAAACAAGTTTTAGTTTTGGGTAAATGTGATTATGGTAAGCAAGACATTACCATTAGAACGCAAGAGCAAGATTTCTATGACCTGCAAAATAAGTTGACAGAAGCACAAGTTAATCAGATGGCAAAAGATTTAACTTTGGGTGAGTGCAACAACGACAGTTATGGGAATTGCGATTGCAAAGTATTACCAAAAAATCTTGGTGGTCATAATGATCTAGTAAGAAAAACTTTCAAATTGGAAGGACTAGAAGAAACCTTTGATGGCTATCTTGATCTAGCCAATCCATCTTGGAATGGTTGGGCGTTACCTTTATTTCCTAAAAGTGAACGAGATGAATTTCTCAAAGCACAAATGATGTATGTTAGCGAAAATTTATGCTCAGAAAATATGGAACTTCTTGAAGACATTATGACAATTAAAGCAAAAACATTTCAAGACCAAAGATTGTATGACTTGGGTTGTGGTTTGTGTTGGTCAATAGTTGAAGATGAGGGGGAAGAATGAGCGATAGTAAAAAAATAGTTTTACCAACTACAAAATGGGTTGAACTCTACGCAAGACTTTCGGAATATGTTTTAGAGTATTCATCACTTGACCCAATCTACAATGATGATGGAACTAAAACAGAAGAAAAACAAGACGAGTTTTGCGACATTGTAGATGATGTAGAAAACATTTTAAGAATGTTTTTTATCAAAGCAGACGAAACAAACTCATCAAATGATGAAGTAAAAACATTTGCTTCTAATTCTTGGACAACTTTTGATAGAACTGAAATTTGCTTAGAAGGTATACGATACACCACAACAGAATCTTATTGGTGTCGTGTTGTCGAAGAAGACTTACCAAAATTAAAAAGCATTTTAGGTAACAGACTTTATGAATGGGCATTAGATGGTGGAAGCCATGTTGAAATCCCAGAAGATGAAGTTTGGCATCGTCTTCCAAATAATTGGAAGATGAAAACATAAGGGGGGTTGTATGGGAACTTACAACAGAATGTACTTTGCTTTCCAAGAGAGGAAAGATTACGAGGAAAAAACCAAGGCTTTCGACTTGGCTTTTGAACAAGGATTTGAATCCGAACAGGAACTTGAATCCAATTACCAAAAGTTTCACAAAGAGCTTTTGGGTTACGAAGCTGATGGGGGAGAAATTACTTTCCTATTGAACGACCTAGATTTGTGTGCGTATGATTACGGACACTGAAACTATGGTTTGGATTATCAATCAATTGTCCGAGGGGAAAATATCCCCTCAGACTTTTGAACTTTTAACAGGAATTAATACTAAGGAGAGTGCCAATGGCAACAAAAAAAGATCTGGATCTATTCAGAAAAATCAGAAACGAAAATAGATCTTTGCAAAAACAAGTAAAAGAGTTAGAGGGTGAGGGCGCAAGTACCAATCCAATGGCTCGCAAATACGAAGTAACAGTAGAACACACAGGAAGTTGGGTATCTACTTATGTTGTTTCGGCTTCAACAGAATCAGAAGCTGAAGCAAATTGGGAAGAAGGCAGACTAAAAGAAAACTATGCTCACATTGTTGATACGAGTGAAGTTTCTCTATTAGATGTTGTTGAATACAATCCACAGGACTACATCAGCTAATGTTATTTGAAAGCAAGGAGGTAACTAATGAGCATTAAAAAAGTAGAAATAAAATTAGTTGTAGATGTTGATACAACTGATGATTTTATTTGTCCTAGTGGTAATCCCTTAGAACATAACGTTGTATTAAATACGATAGAAAGTGATTATTTTCTAGAGCCAGTAAGTGTTTTAGAAATTAAGGAAGTAACTAGAAATTGATATGACAATTAACATAATGATCGCAGTAGCTGTTATAGCTTTCATAACAATCTCTACCCTCTTATGCGTTGTTTTGTTTTTAATCAACGATTCAGTATTGAAATGGCAAAAGAAAAAAATCAAGGAGATAAACAATGACCAAATTTAAACAAGCTATACGTTATTTCCACGAAGAAAGATTTGATTACGATCCAGCCCAAACTGTTCTTAAAAACTTTAAAGCATGGTTAACGCCTATGCGTTATGAACGCGAGTACAATGGCGACAAACCANTTACAGATCGGGAAGCTTGGGAAGGTTTCAAAATCAGATACAAAAATGAAATACAAAGTAGATAAATACATTCCTATGCCAAGGTTTCATTCACCATTTGTTGAAGCTCTCTACAAGCTCAATGTTGGTGAGAGCATAGGCAATCTCACACGCAAGCAAGTCTACAAGCACAGACAAAACTTCTACCGCCCAGACTTTGCCCCGCGTAAGTTTCGTTTCCGCCAAGAAGACAATCGCAGATGGAGAATTTGGCGCGTTGAATAATTCTGTGCTACTATCTCGACATGAGTTTCGAGAGAGGACTATCAGAACTAGAAAATATTGTTGACCAATTGGAAAGCAACTCGACAAGTCTAGAAGATGCCATGCAACTATTTGAGAAAGGTACAAAGATCATTAACTTCTGTAACAACGAACTAACCAAAGCAGAAGCCAAGCTCCAAGAACTTACTCAGGATCTTCCCCAACAACAGAATCGTTAAGATCTCCATTTGACTTGTCCGCAGTTTCATTCATAACCTTGGCTTCAATCACCATTTGATTTTCCTGCATCAATTCATTCAGACGCAACTCCAACTGTTCCCTAGACATGCTATCAATCTTGTGTATCTTGTACTCCTTCTTATCCACCATCAGTCCAGCAAGCTTAGCTCGAGCAACTTCAGCAGCGACCGCAGGCCCATACGACCCATCATCGACCGCCCGATCTCTGATCTCGGACAACTTGTTCGCAATCTTCTCAAAGGTAATCTCATTCTTCTTCCTCTGTATCGCTTTGAGTTCCCTAATGCGTTCGCGCACATACTCGTACCGAGCATCGCTCAACATAACACTAGCTGCCACCCCAGGATTGGCATACCCCGCCAAGTGCGCACACTCAGTCTGGGTGTAATCGTGATACACCATAAGATCAACAAACTTCTCTTGCTTTTTTGTCAACTTTGCTTTTTTCATTTTTGCATTTTTCCTTTTTTACTTTTTACCATTTTAGCCCAACTCATTCCTAAAGCTTGCGTAAGAAAGGGAGTATTTATACTCCTTCCTTTCTCCCCCTTTAGGGGGTTGCACAACTGCACAACTGCACGTACCGCTAAACATAAGGGTTTCAAGCCACGTTGTGCGCATGTGCAGGCATGTGCAATTGCACAACCGCACAACCTAAGAAATCCCATAAGAATGCACCTTTCAGCCCACGTTGTGCAATTTCCATTTTTTCCATTGCACGTTGTATATATATACAGTAGTCGGCTATTATTCACTTAATTTCTACCTCGTTAAACATATCGCGTTTGATCAATTTTTGAGCAATCTCAATGTACTCTGGGTTCAGTTCTATCAGCGTACTGTCGCGCCCAAACTTCTCAGCGACACGCCCTGTTGTGCCTGACCCGCCAAAGGGATCTAAGACTGCACCCCCTGCTCTTGACCCTGCCAATATGCACGGCTCGATCAAGTCGGGTGGGTAGGTAGCAAAGTGTGCTTCCTTGACAGGCTTCGTTGTTACCCGCCACACCGATCGCTTATTACGTCCCCCGTCTCCCGTCTTAGCTTCCTCGCGCAAACCCTCGCTATCGAAGTAATACTTCGGCTGTTTGCTGAACAAGAAGATGTACTCATGCGCTTTCGTGCAACGATCTTTGACACTCTCAGGCATAGGGTTAGGCTTGTGCCAGATGATGTCT